TGGTCTAAGTGTGCAGTAGATGTACCAGACACAGCATGTCATTGGTATATCACAGCACCTGATAGCACCATGGGTGAAGGATTCAGTTGGGCGAATGCCCCTTGGTTCAGTGCTGAAGGTCTCTTAGACATTGGAGAACTTCACAACACAGTTCAATCTCTACAGGAAGCATGATGAATAGTTTTGAAGTCTTTCTTTATTTCACATGCTTCGCCCTCATTGCAGGCGGTGCCTTCGCTATGATGTGGGCTAACATTCAATCTATTAACATAGAGATGAGGACTCCTAAACCGCGTCACCCTGAAGCACCAAAGGAAGGTGATGAGTTGATGTATGTTGATCTTAGCAGAGAAAAACTAGAGGATCTTTATAAACAAAATTGACTTCTTGTTTCAATAAAACGGGGAAAAAAATTCCCGTAAAAAATCATCTGAAAAGGTTGATCATAAATCTAAAATAAATAGAGGGTGTAACGACCCTCTATTTTAATGCCGACGATTACATTTTACTATCCAGAAGGACCATTTGGTCCGACTTGTGATATCGTTGTCGATGATGACGGTGATGGTTCAGGTCTTCGTGATGATGGTGATGGGGATGGTGATAGGTATGTAGATACATATCCCGAATTAGATCTACCTGATCTTGATAGAATTACGGATGGAAAGACTCCATATATTAATTTAAGAAGATGTAGAGAAAGAGTACTGGCAGATGGAACAATTGAATATTATGACTGTGTAGATAAACTTACTGGAGACGGGGGACCAGGATCCGAATATCCATTAATTGAACCCAGTTACGACTGGCCAACATTTTCAAGAGAACCTTGGGGACTGAGTGATAATTTTGCTGGACTTGTAATTACTCCAGAATTTTGCAATCCACATGATCCAGATATTAATATCATCCCCACCAAGTTCTTTAAAGCAAATGGAGAATTTGTTTTAAAAGTCCCTGTAGAAAGATCCTCTCCTGTCACATTTCCTGTTAATGCTATTACTGGTCTTGATGTTATTGGTGGCACTGTTGTCGCGAATTTTTTTGGAGGTACTGGACCTGTACAAACATTTAAGATGAGGTGGAGTGGAACATATGTAGACAATAATGGCAATCAAACTCTCTCAGCAGATGGTGGCGGTGGTAATGGTAATTATTTCCCTGCATCTACAGGTGATTGGGGGTATAGAAATGCTGGTGCTGGATATTGGACATCAGCAACAGATGAAGTGACTCGTGATGAAGATATGATTAATATTGGTCCTGGTAGTGGAACTGGATTGAGAATGAATATCACATATCAAGCATGGGGTGGTAGTGCTAATTTGGTCGCATCATTCAAACAAGATGGAACAGGTATTATTGTACAAGGTACTGGTACGGGCATCATCAATCTAGACTTTGAGTGGGATGATCAAGTGAGTGTCTCTGGTCGATCAGTTGGAACATTGGTTATTGCTGGTCAAACATTCACTCAAACCAGCAGCAGCACGGGTAATCAGACTGGATCTTTCCCTGTTACAGGTGGTCAGGAATACCTCTGGACTATCACTGGACAAGCATCCACTGCTGGTTATAGGATCAAAGATGGTGCAATCCAATGGGATGACAATGCAGTCAATGGATTTGACAAAAATTCAGAGATGGTAATTACAGGTATTAGTGATGTTGTAGGTGGTTCTTTATTTAATGATAGTAGAATACGTGTTAATAGCATTCTAAATGCAGGAACTGGTTATGCACCTGGTGATTTAGTTTCTACGGCATTTTGGAATGATGTTATTCCTGGCACTGCAAGGAGAATGCTTGAAATTGCTACAGTTGATGGTGGAGTTGTACTAAGAGCAGCAGGTACAGGTAGTGGAGATGTTGGATTAAATTTTAAATGGGATGATAATCCAAATACAGCAGGACAAGCATTAGGATCAGTGCAGGTTGCTGGGGTAACGTTTACTCAAACTTCTGGTAAACAAAGAGGGAAGCAGTCGGCAAGTCTTAACCTTACTGCTGGTCAAGATTATCCATTAACAATCACTGGCGGTAGCGGTTTTGGTGGAAGATCGCTATCTGATACGGAGATTTGCTTTTATGATCTTGATGGTGATGATTGTAATGCAAAGTTATCAATTGCCAGAGGAGGTTTTACAGAAACTGCAATTGAAAATAGAAGTGCTTGGAGTAAAGAGGCAAATAAGTATGCTGTTTGGGTAAATCCTATGGTGTGTACACTGCCTTGTCTTGAACAGACAGTTACATATTTTGTTGATCTGCCTGCTACAGAACAATATACAATTACTGGAGGTGCAGATGATATATTTCAAGTATTTTTGAACAATGAAACCGATCCCGTCATTGGTGGTGTTGGTGGAATTTTTGACCAAGAACACGAGGAAGTTCATACAGGAACATATACTCCACCATATTCAGCAACTCGAACACTACAGCAAGGACCATTAAAAATAGTTGTCAAATGTACAAATGGTAATGCTGCAGGTGGTGGTAAGACAACACACATGAGATTTACGAAGAATGTAATCCTGCTCCGAACTGATGATAGTGAGAGCATTGGAGATCTTGGATCTCAAGATTTTTCTGATACAAATTACTACTTCAGTCCAATTGCTAGAGCAGTTGCTGAAGAATATGTTAGTGGTAGATTTGGTAGGAGTGGATCATATCCTAATAGGGGGAGACCACCAGAACCAGGTGGTATGAATACTCATGTTCAATATTATCTTGATAATGGTGGGGCATTAACTGATGATCCAGTAGATCCAACTATTTGGGCAGCAACTAAGACAAATTCTATTGCTGTTGGATATAATGTAGGTGGACAAGATGCTTTTGGTAGGGGTGGTAGTGAGGTTGACGCAGCTGACGTTGATCAAGTATACTATCCAAGTTGTAGTCTTAATACACCTAATGGTTTAGGAACAACTACTAACGAGAATGCATTTAAATGGAGTTTAAATCCTGGTGGATGGTATCTTAAAATTTGTAGAGGGTCTACTTGTGTACCAGCAACGTCAATTGCTTGGGTTAAATCTGGTCCTCATAAATCTTGGGGTGATTTTTTAGACAAATATGCTGTATATCCATCCAGTACAGATGTTTTAGTTCAGACTACTCATACTGCAGATTGGAATATTAATGTTCCCTTTACAGGTAGTTATGAGTTAGAGTACTCAGGCGATGATGACACAACGATATCATTAGATGGAACACAGTTAGTTACATCAGGTTATATTGGTCCTACATCAAACACATACACTATCAACAGCTTGTCTGCTGGTTCACATGTTATTACTGGTACTGTTTATAATGCATCACCTCCTGGTGCTTTCTGGACACAAAATCCAGGAGGAATTGGTTGGACATTAACACCTGTAAATTCTGCAACGAATGTTTCTGTTTCTTTTGACAATAGTGGTAATCTTGTTACTACTGGTGAAGGAGCAGCACAAGTTCAACTTGATTTTGCATGGCAAACTATTGATGTGGAAATGACAGAAGTGTCTTATGTTAAGGGTGACGGTACATTGGTTATTGGTGAGCGAACTGTTGGCACAGTTTCTACTGGTGCTGGCACTCAAATCAGAACAGAATTAGATGGATTCTTAAATGAAAACACTGAAAAAACTGTAAATGAAGTTGGTGGATTTGATGTCCCAAATGACAGTCCTACCAAAGAATATTTAAGTTTTGGTACTCTTCAACCTACAACTACAACAACTTATGTTAGGACTGCATCCATTACGATGGATTTGACTGATACAACTACATTAAAGTTTGATATTATTGCAGGGGATGATAATAATGGTGGTGAAAGACCCAATGATCTTACTGATGTATTGGAAATAAACCTGGGTACTGGATGGATGGTTTTAGCACCATCAAGACTATATGCAAACATGGGATTTAATCAGTATGATGCAACCTATGGTAACTGGTTTACATTTGAAGTAACTGTCCCAGAATCTTCAAGGACATCTAATTTTACAATTCAATTTAGATCTACTGCCGATGAACCAGAAATTCAGGGCACTTATAATGGACTTCGCCGTCGTAGATTTTCTGAAGCATATGCAGATTGTGCTGATGTCTTTGGTCTTTATAAAGTTACTAGACTTTTTCAAGTTGATGGAGCGGCACTGGGATCAATTAAATGGTCTGGATCTGGACTTGAATTTGCTCAAATACAAGGAGTTCCAAGTGGATCTGGTAGTGATACAGCAGTCCTTGACGGAAATACCAAATATAATATTCAAGTGTTTAATAGTATTGGTGGATTTAAAGTTCGAGACAATGGACAGAAATTATGTTTTCTTGTCTACCCTGACAGTGACGGGAGTGTTTGTAACGCTGAAGTTACTATCAACACTGTTACTCAAGGAGGAGGTGGTATAATTGCATCATCTCTAGACCTTGTTGCTTCATCAGATGGAAATTTGATATGGCACACTAGAAAAGCAATTGGATACGAATATGTTGAAATCAACTCATGAAACTACCAAAAATTAAAAACGAAAATTTACCAGAAGAATTGAAGAAACTTCTTGGTGATCAAGATGCTGAGTTTGACTCTATCGTTGATATTAATGATATCATCAGTGTTGATTGTGATCGGACTGCTTACGACCAGCAGAAAATGGCAATTGGAAAAAAACTTATGGAGTCTAGAAAAAAGCAGCAAGAATTACTTAAACAAAAAAAGATGGAAGAACGGAATGCTTAACCTGTATAAATAAAATCTGTTACGCATTGTAACACCTAGCACACTTGCCAAAACAGGTAGAGTGTGTTATACTTAATTCAACGAGAGACAGTCGATCTCTCTTACATCCGTGGGTTCAACTCCACGAGTCACATACTTAAAGGTAAATTTTTCAATGATCAAAACTGTATTCGCAGCAACCGCTGCTCTGTTCGCTTCTGCTGGTGCTGCTTTCGCTGGTCCCTACGTTAACGTAGAAACCAATGCTGGTTGGACTGGATCCGAGTACAACGGTGCTGGAACAGACCTGCACGTAGGGTACGAAGGTGCTCTTGGTGAAGCTGGTTCTTACTATGTCCAGGGCGGTGCTACCGTGCTGACTCCTGACGGTGGCGACAGCGACACTGTTCCTTCAGGTAAAGCAGGCGTTGGTCTCGGTTTGACCGACAACCTCGGTGCATATGGTGAGGTATCCTTCGTAGGTTCAGGCGACGAAGATCTTGACCGTGGTTACGGAGCTAAGTTGGGCGTCAAGTACAACTTCTGATATAAATAATGTGGAGACCTTTCGTGCGGTCTCTACGAAAGTCGGAACACCCATGGGACCTCACAGAGGTCCTTTTTTATTCGGAGAAATTATGAACTTTGCTGTATATACTCGCAATGGTTGTCCATACTGCACAAAAGTAACACAAGTTCTTAGTGCTAAAGGACATACTTATACCGAGTACCGTCTTGGGGATGCTTTTACTCGAGAAGATTTTTATAAACAATTTGGACAGGGTAGCACTTTTCCCCAAGTTCTGCTAGACTCTAAACGTCTCGGTGGATGCACTGAAACCGTTAGATATTTGAAAGAAAACAACTTAATTTAAATACTAAATAATTTTGAATTCAAATTAGGAGGTTGGTTTCCATATTATTGTAAACGGTTAGAACGGGGGAAACCATGTTAATTGCACTAGCAGTTTTAGTTACTATCGGAGCATTCATTTTAGGCATTACTGTCTCATGGTTAGCAAAAGGATACGTTGAAGATTTTATTGAAAACGCTGCCTACGCTAAATCAGTTACACATCCAGAAATGTTTGATGAAGAAGGTAACATGTTACACGACGAACTCATCTACATTAGATCAGAAAATCCATTTTGGAATTTCGATGACGAGGATGACGAATGAACAAAGGAGTTAAATTATGCCAAGAACTATGGAAAACAGTAACACTCGTTTACTGTTAAGTGAGATTTTGAGAAAGGTCTCCAATGCAAAAACTAAAAAGGAGAAGGTAGATCTTCTCCGTAAATATAATAGTAATGCTCTCCGTCAAATGTTGATTATCAATTTTGATGATAGTATTATTTCTGTTATGCCTGAAGGAGATGTACCTTATACTCCTAATGATGCACCTATAGGTACAGATCACACTCGGTTAGAGCAACAGTGTCGTGGTCTATATCGCTTCTTTAAAGGTGGGGATAATAAACTACCTGCATTGAAACGTGAATCTATGTTCGTTCAACTTCTTGAAGGTTTGTCTGGTGAGGAAGCAGAACTATTGGTCTTATGTAAGGATGGTCGTTTGAACGAAAGTTATAAACGAATTACAAAAACTGTAGTTTCTGAAGCATTTCCATCTATTGAATGGGGAGGTCGTTCTTGAAGGTAATTTCTAAGGAATGTGATCCATCTTTAGCAACAGATCGATCACTACCTTACACATCCTACCTTATTGAATATCTACAAGATGATATCACAAAGTTTGATATCGTTACTGGTGATAAACAATCAGAGATATTTGATCACTACTGGGATCTTTATAAAAAAGATTTCGTTAATATGACACAAACCGAAGGTAGGAAAAACCCTAGACTATGGACCGATCCAAACGAACCAAAGAAAGAAAAGAGAAAGTGACAGTTTACTTTGATAAACGTGCTTTTGCAGAGAAAGACAAAGAGAATGAAGAGGAACTAGAAATCCTAAAGAAAAGAGAAGAGGGAGCAGCTGCTGTTATTGCAGTTGTACTTTTCTTTGGCAAACCTTTGGTTGTTATGCTATTATGGAACATGCTGATGCCAGGTATCTTTGGTCTCTCCACCATTGGATATCTAAAGTCACTTGGTTTGTATGTCCTCGCCCGTATTATTATCGATAAGAATGACTAAAGTATGTTTGATCTCTGTTACTCCTGATGCAGAGAAGACAATTGGATA